CTATATGCTCGTAACCACCTCTGCTCGTCTTGCTCTCTGTAGTCATCAGCTTTCTTATATCTATCCATAATGTATGGAATAATATTGGAACTATTGTAATCGTCTTGACTATCTATCTCTGTATCTTCTACAGCGATTGATGAGTCATCCATAAATACTTCTTCGTCTATATTATCTTCAGCCATATTAATATCCAAATGTTGCGTCTGCTACAGGCATGCTATTTGTTTGTCTGTTTGCAGGATCATAATCAAATACACTAAACCGTGGTCTTGACATTATACCATATCTTAGAGCATCATACAAGTGATCTTCTGAGTTTGTGTCTATATCTTCTGGATTTTTTTTATCCAGTGGTATAGCAGGTAGTTGCGAAATGATGTCAGTACATGTGCTAAAAAAAACCAAACGTGGTTCTTCGGTGAACTCATCAACTTGTAATCTTCTATGTATTTCATTTTTACCTGATACTCTACTTCCTCGACTTCTATCAGAGGGTCTAAATCTACAGCCTTTCATAATCATTTGTTCTGCTAGGCTAGGTCCTGTGTCTCCTCGTTTGTGCCAGAGAGAACTGTCTAACACTCCGTATCTTATATTACCGTCCTCTGCTTCTTCATCTAATATCATATCAGCTAAATCTGTAGCTAACACCTTTGATACGTACAACTCTCTGTACACTACTAGCTGTTCAGATGGGCTAACAGCAAACCATACAACGGCAGAATAACTTCCATACCCATAGTCGCATGCCCTAAACTTAGTCCAATTACTAGGTATATGGAAAGGCTCAACCACATGTATGTTGCGATCAAACTCGGTGAAAGCTGCTCCCTCTTTAATATCCCAATCTCCTTCCAGTAGTTGTCTTCTTTGCTGTTCAGGAAGGGATAGAAGCATTGCTTCATAATCGCCCTGCTCCGAGAGATAAGGGTTATCTGTAAGTCGAGCAGGTATAAACCTACGTTTGAATAGTGGCTGTCCTGCTTTGCTGTGTCCTGCAGGATACTTGAGTTCTTCTCCACTTTCAATGTCTGTTGCATTAAATGCCTTGTTATATGGTGCAGGGTCTATAAACATCTTCTTGACCCAGTGATGTCCCCTACCTCCGGGGTTCGTGGTTGCTCTCATGTACACTGGCAGATCAGACGATGTAGAACGTAAACGTGATCTCATGTAGTTCCAAGCAAACGGTGTAGCCCACTGTGTAAGTTCGTCAAATCCTATCCAACTAAATGCTAGTCCTTGGTATCGTAGTACATCATCATCTCTGTCGAGATATGACATCCATAGTCTTGCACCTGACGGTGCTACCCACTGCATCTTTCGTTCTGACCACTTGATACCCTTCCAAATTTTTGGGTAGAGTTCTTGACTTTTAAATATAAGTTCTCGTAACTCTTCTGTGGTGTGACGCAGTAGTAAGCCACTAAATGCAGGATGTCCCATGTAACGCAAAGGGTCTGCTAACATTGCGTAGGACTTACCACCTCCTGCTGACCCACCGTATAGAACTTCTCTTTCACCTGCTGCTAGAAATGATGTTTGAGGACCTTTATTTGGTTGAAAAATAACATTGTGTGATTCTTCTACAGGTAGTACATCTATTTCTATTTCTTTAACTGGTGGCTTCTGTTTTTGCTCCTGTACGACTTTCTTCGAGTTCTTTCGCTTTGTTGATCGCTTTTTCGGCATACTCTGCCCACTTGCGTAAGCTTGTAACTTTGTTCTTACGTTGTCGCTCATTCTTTAACCGTTTCATCAATCCTACGTGAGATATTTCTCGTCCACTGTTTTTTGTTAGCCAGTTGGCAACTTGCCTGTATGAATATTGTCGTGTGTATGCTCTTGCCTGTTCTAATAAATCTAACTCTAACTTTACTGGTTGCAAAACATCTGGATCGTTTTCATCTACAACATAACCAAACGGTACTGTTCTCGCTATCTTAGGTATAGCTACCCACTCTTCTTCTTCTTTCATATCTGTGGGTTGTGGTAGTGTCCACTTACCTAATGATCTATTCATTGCCTTTTTCTTTTGGTGGCATTAACATCACACCACCTGTAGCTTCTACTTGCATCTTCTCTGTCTTTACTAGACCAGTTCTGTCAAGTAATTCTTTTGCTGCGGCTAGTTTGTCACGTATACCTAGCTCTGTTGGGTCTATCAAACCACCTGCTATCGCAACGGCAGCTCTTGGTGCATTTCTAGCCATATAGTCTTGCGTAGCTTCAAGTATTTCTTCTTTAATGCCCCTCATTACTTCTGTTGTGCTTGATGCATCAGAATATCCTGCTAACTTCTTAGCTGTAACTAAGTCACCACCTGCTTCGTCAAATAAGACAGCTAATAACTTCTGTTGTTTTTCTGTAAGTTGTCGTGCCATTTATGAACCCTTTTTCCATTTCTTAGAAGGAGATTTAGTTTTACTTGGACTCCATTTAACTTTGTCTGCCCAGTATGCCGCAGATAATTTACCCTTGGCTATATTCTTGGCATGTCTACTTTTAAATGCTTTTCTCTGTCCAACTGTTTGATTAGTCTTTACACCCTTTTGTCCAAACTTTATGTACTTATACTTGCCACCCTCACTAGCCATAACGTGATGAGACTTACCAGATGTGTCGCTGTCAGGTAGTCTTTGAGCTTTGTTAACGGCTCTCAGACCTACATCCTTCATCTTGTTTTTGACTCGTTCAGGTAATGCCATTAGCTTAATTGAAAATGAGGACCATCAATAAATGGTCTGCGTCCAGAACTCCTACGTAAATCTACATAAGCGTTCATAGCTTGTTCCATAGTGCCACTCCATTCGGCTATATCATTTATATGCCATGCGGCTCCCCAACAAATTTTTGCACCAGTTTCTATTGCTGCTTCTTTCATTGCGTCTGCTATATTATCGTACATCACAATGTCCCAACTTGGGTCGCTACCATCGTATGCCATTAAATCGACAGCATGTGATGTGCCGTCTTGCTGTAATAAGTGACGAGACTTCATTGTCTGTGATCGTCCTGCCTTGTATAATTTCTTTTGTTCTGCCAATGAACGAACCCCATAGATCACACCAAAGTCTACAGAACTCACCTCTATAGCTCGTTTTACTGTGTCCACCAATATAGGATTTACGCCATCCAATTTACTTAAACTTCTACTCGATAACTTAAACGCCATTACTTCTTCCTCTTATTAAAAAACTTACCTGCAGATCGTGTAGCAAAACTTGCACTCACGATAGCTCCCAATGCAATCTGATACCACTGTGGCATACCTGCTAGTGCTTCAAATCCGTCTGCTACTACACCCCTGCCCCACGATCCACAAAAGCTTAATATTAGTGGGATACTGAACAGCAAAGTTAGCCATTCGTCTTTCCACGAGCTTTGGGATGCCCTCATAGCAGCTAAGTCCCAGTCTATTTCACCAGTAGCTTCTTTCATCTTGATAGTAGCTTCAGCCTTCTGTATGGCTGTCTTACCATCTATGTATGATGAAGCTAAACTCGTTACTGAACTAAGCAGTGTGCCTATCATTATACACAGTCACAATCTTCGTGGCACTTCTTATTTAAGATAGCACACCATATTCTTTTAAAGTATCTCCATATCTTCCAGTTCATCGTTCTTTCCTCTCCATTCTTTTGGGTTCTGACTTTTCTGCTCCCATCCATATAGCGAAAGACCCTGTCATCGCCCCAGTAATCACGGATACTAGCCCTGCCTGTTGTGTGGTCAACTCTGGCTGACTCAAAGCCCATTCGATACAGCGTATATAAACGCCTGTCATTACTAGCATCATAAGTCTTGGAAGTATTTGCCATCTGTCAAGTGTTTCTGGAGTCATTTTTATCTTTATCCTTTATAACTTCCTCTACCCAGTCCCCATTGTCCCCAGTATGTTCACAAACTTCACATCTATCGTCTTCAATGTGACTACCACATACTTCACAAGTGGGTTCATACAGCATTTATGTACCTAATTTATCTATACTTGGCTCTTCAATAAACTGTAGTACGTTTTTTTCAGGAACGCATAAAACTTTTTCTACAGGTCTTGGTCCATACTGCGATACAAGAGCATTTATAAGAGAAACAGGATTATCTTTTACAAAATTTTTACATTCCATTGAGCTATGAAAGTGACCATGCTCTTCAGGTTGTTCAAATATATACACATCTTGTGTACCATCGGAGTGTACTCCTAACATTATTGCTACTGCAAACCATCCTTCAGCTATCATTTTCAAAATATCCTATATTATGTAACTTTTCTATAACTTCTCGTTTTTTTAGAGATGCTTTTAGGTTGTTTAACGAATTGTTTTCCTGCAGCCTTGCCTTTTCTTTTAGCTTTAGTTGTTGCTGCGTACTCTTGGGGTGATAAAGCTTTAATCGCAGCTGTTGGAAGATAGCGTTCTCCAGTTTTGCTACTGGGCTTACCACTTTTTGTTCTCCATTTCTGTTTTGACCATGATTTAAGACTTCTTTGGCTTTGTTTTAGTGCCATGTTGTCTCCTTAATTGTTCTTTTGCCTTCTTTGCAAGGGCAGCTTGCTCAGTTTTTCCTGCAACCCTAGCTCGTTGCTCAAGAACGGTGAGGATTTGTATCTTCCTCGCATAGGGTTTCTTAATCTTTTTAACTTTTGCAATAGTTTCTTTTGCATCTTTTACTGTCGCATACTTTATACTTACTGTATCTCTAGGATTTTCGTCTGTGTAGAGCCTTCTGTCGCTACCTTTTGGCTTTTTGCCTGTCCCTTTCTTAGGATCAGTCATTACGACTTATAACCTCCACCTGCTTTTTTATAACGAGAAGCTAGTAACTGTGCTTTTCTTGCACTCCACTGTCCCGGATTGCCCCCTTTAGAACCTGCCTTGATTGCTGAGAACATTCTCTTTCTCATTCCCGGTTTAGTATAGTTACCTGCTTGGTTTACAGTGCTACCACCCTTATTTAGTTTTAGTGTAGACAAAGTCTTGGCTTGTTTAGCGTGTAGCTTTGACGCTTTTTTAAGTCCTTTTACAACTTTATTTACTTTCTTTTTAGTCGTTGCTGCCATTTTCATCCTCTGCGTATAGGTTATTGAACACTCTATCGGTGTTCCACACATATTCAATTTCTTGTTTTGAATGAAATATTCTTTGGGAAGGTCTAAAGTCAGGTGAGCCTGTTCCAGTTTCGAACCACGCAGGATGCGTTACTCTGACTCTATTGTTTGGTAGTGCCACTATGTTTCCTGTATATTCACCTGCGTTCATTAGCTCTAGCACATGACTTTGTTTGTGTTGAGCAGGATCGTCTGCTATTTCGCTGTCGGTATAATCTACGGTAAAGTAATACTTTGCAGGATAAAACTCACCGTCTACTTTTGCTATCCAAGGTGCAGGAGTTGCTCTGTTGAGTACATATACACTGTGGTCATGAGACATACAGTCCCAAGGTTGTGCAAGGTACGGTGGCAGCTCTTTTGCCCAATCGTCTACTGGTGTGTCACCTACTAAGGCTGTTATGGGCATCCTCGCCCACATTGCTCCACCAGTTACATTTGGTTCGTCTGTATCGTCTGATTCACAGCCTGTGAAGATCACTTGAAACGATAAACATCTATTTGGCATTGATGTCACAGCTATTACCATACAATGTAAAAACTCGCCATGACCTCGTTCAAAATTTGTTGTGTATTCTCTTCTTACCCACGCTTTGAAGTATGGGATGTTACTTTGTAAATATGACACTGATTACTCCTTACCGTATATAACCGTTTGATCTTTGTTGTCTTTGTTAAACAGATACCAACAACAATTATCTTTGCCTGTCATCTTGCTGTCTGGTATCCACTTCACTCTGCCTACACTTACTATCTTTTCTAATCGTTGTTGATAAGGTCTGCTCTGTTTTGTATGTATCCAGTCTGCATCAAACAGTAACCACGTTGGAGATAAGTCGCTTAGATGTTCTATTATCGGATGTAATAGCTTTCTATTCCAAGGTGGATTTGTTATATAATAGTCTGGTTTGTCCTCAATGTCAAGAACATTTTTTACTAAAATACCTTTTTCTTGTGGTTCAATGTCACTTTGGTATAAACACTTACCATCTGTGTATTTCAGTAGAAGTGATGTTAGCGTCCCATCACCTGCACACGGCTCTATAAAATTATACGTGATATAGTCGATGTGCTTTAAAAGAGGTATTAAGGCTTCTTCTGGTGTCCTGTAATAGTCTCTTTCTCTTCTCTCAAAATTACTACGCTTACCCATTTACTATTTACGTCTTCTAGGCTTTCTCGCAGGTTGCCTAGACATATTGAGTTTAGCAGGTAGAACACGTAAATTTTTCCTACGGTTGTCATTAGGATTCATGTTCTTATGATCTACCTGCTTTTTATCCCCCACTTTTACCCTGCCTTCTTTCATCAGAGCATATCTTGCTCTTCCTCTGGCAGCACGAGCTTTCTTACGTTTAGGAAGACCGTCATACGTAAGATACTCTTTACGGTAGTTTCGCTTCTGGACCATTACCTTTTAGTTTTTCGGTTGTCCACTACACCGTACTTTTTAGTCATGCCCCCCATAGCATAACCTTTCTTCTTCATTGAGCCACCTTTAGCATAACCTTTTTTTGTCATGCCGCCTTTTTTCATGTAGCCCATTTTGTTACGCACGTTTGACGGTAGTTTTCTTAGTCCTACTTGGGAAGGATTAGTAGCTTTCAAACCACCCATTGCGTAACCCTTCTTTTTCATGCCCCCACGAGCCATGCCCTTTTTCTTCATAGAGCCGCCCATAGCGTAGCCTTTTTTCATGCCACCTCTAGCCATGCCCTTCTTTTTCATCGCAGCACCACCCATAGCCATCTTTTTAAGATCAGCTAAAAATGCTTTCATGCCTTTGTTTTTATATTTGTTGGCAAATTGTCTAAGAGACATTCCTGACTTTTTAAGCTGTGCAGCTGTAATAGCCAATTTCTTTTTACCGTCTTTACCAGTAAAATACAGTTTACCTGCCTTTTGAGCAGCACCAACAGAAGTAGGCATTTTAGTTTGCCCTTGCTTTTGTTTGTCGGTTACAGATGTCTTTGTACTCTTTTTAGAAGTAATCTGCCCCTGTTGCTTTCTACCTGCATCTGGGTCTTTTGTACCAACTCTTTTAAACCCACCAACAACTTTAGTTTTATTTTTATCGCTTATTTTACGCTTACCTGTTGTTGGAGGTGCAACGTCTTTTACCTTTGGTCGAGATGCGACTATTATTTTTTTAGCCTTACCACCTTTACCTGCAGGTGCGTCATCCATCATACGTTTTTTAGCCGCAGCTGTTTTATCAGCTTTAGCTTTTGCTATCGCTGCATCTTGCTTCTTCTTGTATTTAGCTAAATCTTTTTTATCTGAAGCCGATAATCCATCTTTAGACAACATTCGTCTTAATCCTTCAAATGGATTTGGTTTTGCTTTCCGTTTAAATCCTACTGCCATTTTAGTCTTCCTCTTCCTTTTCGAGCCATCCTTCTGCGATCATAGCGTCTTCAATACGCTTTAGCGTGTATCGTTCTCCTGTACGTGCTTCAATAGCATTACGTACATAGAATACATCACTGTGGGGTATATGTAATTTATCAAGGGTGTTTGTACGGATAGCTTTATAGAAACACGAAATTACATCTTCAGTATATAGTTTTACTGATTTTTTACTCATTGTCAAGGATTATTTTACATTTACGTATAATTAATCTAATCTACATTTATAATGTTACATTTAAATGTTTATATACATTTAGACTAATATACACTTATAGTGTCTCACTTAAAGTGAACATCTTAGTTATACACTATTATTGATAGGTTGTCAACACTTATTTATGAAATCCTAGTTTTTATCCCATTCAAGGTTAACTCTGTGGTTAACACTTAATTTTCCTGATCTGTGTATATATCCAAGCATACGTACTGTACACCCCACCCTGACGCTCGCATGGTCGCATTGCCGAATCAAACCGATATGTGGGTAGAAAAAGGGTTATCAACTCGAGGTGAAAAGTCAAGATGTATATATGAGACACCAAAATAATAAAATAATCATATAAATAAAGAACTATTGACAATTTAAAAACTGTAATTCTAACAGTTAACGAATCATGATTCTAAAAAAAGAGCTGTCAATAAAATGACAGTCAAGAAAATAATGAGTGTGCTAGTGTCAAAAATTTGACTATCGGTCAGGTATCAAGTGATTCGTCAAGGGAAATAATCACAACTAATAAAATTAATTTAAACTTGTCACATAAATA